TGTTGTTCGCGCACCGGCACCCGCAGGCTGAGTCGGAGATGCACATCGAGATGATGGACTTGTACCGGGCGGGGGATGAGTTCGTCGTGCTGGAGGCGTTTCGGGAGGCGGGCAAGACGACCAAGGCCGAGGAACACCTGATCCTGGCGGGGGCGTTTCGAAATTACTGGTACTGCCTGCTGATCGGCGAGACCTACGAGAAGGCGTGTCAGCGATTGGCGGCGATTGACTACGAGTGCCGGACGAACGTGGAGCTGGCGCACGTTTTCGGCGGCAAGATCCTGCAACGGCGTTCCATCGAGAACAAGCTGTGGTTTAGGAGCGGCGCGTTCATTCAGGCGTTGGGGTGGGAGCAGGAGTTGCAATCGTTCAAGCACCAGGCGCACCGGCCCGACTTCGCGTTTCTGGATGACGTGGAGAATCTGGAGCGGGTGCGCGACCGGGCGGCGGTCGACGAGTCGATGCGAAAGCTGGCGCACGATCTGATTCCGGCGATGGACAAGGAGCGGCGCAAGATCATCGTCAGTCAGACGCGGCGGGCCGAGGATTGCATGGTGACGCGGCTGGCCGCGAACGCCGATTGGGTGTACCGAGCCTATCCAATCTGTGTGGGCGATTGCGACGATCCGTTGGCGGTGTCGACGTGGCCGGCGCGCTATCCGATTGAATGGATCCGCGCGGAGAAGGCGCGCTTCGCCAACATGGGGATGCTGGACGCTTTCCTGCAAGCGTATATGCTCCAGACCATCGACCCGGCCTCGAAGCCGTTTAAGGAGGAAATGCTTGGGGCGATGGATGTGTCTCCGTGGCATTGGATGCCGAGGTTTGCTATCTATGATCCCTCACGCACGGCGAATGCAAAACGCAGCAAGACGCAAGACAAAAGCGACCGAACTGGCAAAGTCGTGGTATCGCGTTTGGGGAGCAAGATCCTCGTTCACGAATCCAGCGGCCACTACTGGCAGCCCGACGCCTTCATCGAAGATGTCTTTCGTACTCATGCCGAGCACGCCCCGGCGAAAATCGGGATCGAAAAAAACTCGCTAGACGATTGGCTGTTGCAGCCGATCAGGATCGAGATGCTGCGCCGCGGCCAGGCGTTGCCGCTGGTAGCGTTGCAGGCGCCGCAGGACCGCAGCAAGGAAGACTTCATCATGGGCTTGCAGCCGTTCGCGGGGGCGAAGGACATCGTGCTGATCGGTGGCAAGATGGCGCACCCGCAACTGGTGGCGGAGTGGATCAATTTCCCGCAGGGCTCGCGCGACGTACTCAATGCGTTGGCGTATGCTCTGAGGATGTTTTCGGGGGTTCCGATGTACGAGGACTTTTCCGGCGCGAACATCGGGGAGGCCCCGACGCCGAAGCAGGGCGAGCAGGTCTTCGTCGGCTGGAACGCGAATCCGTCGGAGGTGGTGGCGGTCGCCGTGGTGCGCGACGGGCGGCGCCTCGCCGTGGCGGCCGATTGGAGCGCGGCGGGGGCCACGTCGGACGCGGTGAAGACCCTGGCGTTCGCGGTACGCTCGACCTTCCCTCGCGCCTCGCTGCAATGCTACGTCCCGGCCGACACGCACGACCAGGCGCAGCGCATCGCCCTGGTGCCGGCACTCCGGGCCGAGCGCCTGACGCCCTACCGGGCAGAGCACATCGCCATCGCGCGGGGGTGCCTCGCCGAGCGGCTTAGAACCAAATGGCATAACGCGACCCTGTTGACCGTGGCGCAATCGTCTAAGCTGACGCTCAACGCGCTGTCGGCCGGCTACGCGCTCGCCGCGGAGAAGGGCGGGCGCTCGGCCAAGGAGCCGGAGGTCGGGGTGTCGCGGCTGGTCGCCGAGGCGCTGGAGTGCATGGTCGCCGTGCTCGATCGGGTCGGCGAGCAGGAGTACGGCTTTCCGAAGGGGGCGCACATCGGGCATACGCCAGGTGGGGCGGCCTACGTTTCCGCCAATCCGAGGGCCAGGGCATGACACAGACGATCACGCTGCAGGACGCCACGATCACCGATCTCAAGACCGCGCTCGCCGCGCACGACAGCCCGGCGCCGACGCCCGTTCCAACTCCGGGGACCGCCATGACGCAGCCTTTCACCGTAACCGCGCAGAACCCCGACATCGTGCTCGTGACCGGGCCGGATGGTCCGCTCATCCTGTTTCACTACGACACGAACACGAAAACGCCGTGGCTCGCCATGCGCTCGTACCAGTTGGCGGATACGGAGCACGGCGTCTACTCCGGGTGCTTTATCCAGTTCCAATGCGAGAACAACGCCGGGACGCCGAGCAGCGCCGTGACGCTGAACGCCGGCTACGTCGGCGGCGTACCGGGCAAGGAGAACGGCGATTTGGACATCGGCTTTCCGGTGGATGGCGTGCAGCACATTGTCTCGCTGACGGGGCATTACACGCCGGTCGGGTCCGCGCAGGCCGAGCCGGCGGGCGTGCTGTGCTGGCCGCCGGATGTGCTGCAAGTCGGGTCGAGCGTCAATCGCTATGCCGGCGGCGGGTACACCGTCCTGCCGGTGCGACCGGGGATGCCGCCCCAGGCGATCGGCTGCATACGCATGGGGGCGGGCTACGTTCCCGTCTTCGCTTGACACCCGGCGGAAAAGGGTCGCACCATACGTTGTCTTGGACAATGTTCCACGTGAACCCACAGGAGACTCATCATGGCGATCAGCCGCACCCTTTCCCGCAAGGCCCCGTCGCAAGCGCCCAAGGATTTCTTCGAGTGCAAGCAGGCCGGCGGCACGCACGGCGGCACCGGCAAGGCGCCGGAGAAGTCGGTCAGCGGCGCGATGCGCGAGCGTATCTGGGGCAAGAAAGCCCTGTCGAAGTAGCCCATCATGCCAGCGAAGAAGAAGCCCGGCGACCTGTCTCATCTGGGTCGTACTGATCCAGTAGAGCGGGATGCCTCGTGGTTTCCTACGAGCGGCTATCGCGGCAGCAGAACACCATCCGAAGCAGAGAGCATCCGTAAGAACTACAGCGAATCGGTACGCCGGGAATTTCGTCAGTCCGAGGATGCCGGGTATCCAAAAGCAATTCACAACGTCAACGGCAAGCAACAGAAAAAGGGTCCATGATGGCGAACCGCAAGATGAAGATGGGCAAGCCGAAGGTGCCGAAGACCTCGATGCCATCGCCCAAGGCCATCTACAAGGAACGGATGAAGAAGCCGGAGCCGGATAACTTCCCGGCCAAGCCGAAGGGCGCTAAGAAGCGCCTGATGGGCCGGTCGATCTGATGGCGCGCTCAAAAAAAAAGCGCTGCCGTCAGCCAAGACTGACAGCGTAGCCGACCCCGAGCAGAATTGGGCCGAGAAGCCCGAGTCGCGCGCCTATGAACAGGCGACGAAGCTCTACAAGCTCGTCCAGAAAGCCTACGACAATCAGGAAGAACTGCAAGACCAGATCGAGGAGTTTTGGTCGATCTACAACGCGGTCCCGGATGACAATCAGCAGTATTCCGGCAACTCGCAAGGCTACATCCCCGCCGTGCGCGATTGCATCAACGCGCGCTCGAAGCGGGCGCTGAAACAGCTTTTCCCCGCCAATCACAAGCACGTCGAAGGCGTTGCCTCGGACGGCAAGACGCCCTCTACGCAACTTGCCCTGCTTGAGCACTACATTCGCAAGACGCGCCTCGCGTCCATCGTCCGCACCGACCTCATCGCGGGCGACGTGACCGGGCAATGGAACCTCATGCTCGACTGGTCGAAGTCGACGCGCAAGATCACCAAACTCATCAAGCGCAACCCGTTGCTGGAACAGATTGACGGCGAGAGCGTCGAAGACCTCGGCATCGAAGACCCGACCACCGAGATCGAGGACACCGAGGACGAAACGATCACCGAGGAAGGTCCCGAGATCGTCGACTTCGCCACCGAGGATCTGGCCGTCGTCCCGCCGACCTGTACCAATCTCCAGAAGGCGAAGGCGGTCAGCCTCAAGGTCCGCATGAGCGCCGAGGCCGTGCGCGAGATGGTGGATGAGGGCGTCTTCATCCTGCCCGAGAACACCGAGATCGAGGAGTTCTGCAAGCCGGACGAGGCGCGCGATCGCAAGAACCCGGCGAAGCGGCAGAGCAAGGAGGCCGGCGTCAAGACGCATGGCACCGACAAGTACGCCGTGATCTATCAGGTCTACACCAAGCTCGACCTCGGCGGCGAGCACGACGAGGAGGCCATCGTCTACTTCGGCGGCCAGGATTTGATCGTCGGCATTATCAAGAATCCGCTGTGGAACGGCCGGCGGCCCATCCTCTCAGAGCCGGTCGAACGCATGAAGGGCTCCTTTTTCGGCCGCTCCAAGATCGAGCCGGTGAAATACACGCAATGGCAGTTGACCGACTTCTGGAACATGGG